CTTAAATGGCTTCACCTACATCTGTGGTTTAGACCCAGCGATGATTGGTGACACCGCAGCTATCTGCTATGCCATTGACCGCCAAACTAAAAAAAGGTACATAGTAGATGCTATTAAGATTAGCCGGCCGTCTCCAGCTGCTATCCGTAATCTTATTTTTGATTGGACATCCCTCTACTCCCCCTCCGAGTGGATCGTCGAAAAGAACGCCTTCCAATCCTTCTTAACACAAGATGAAGGTATCAGGATGCACTTAGCATCCAAGGGAGTACAGTTCAAGGAACACCATACTGGATCTAATAAATGGGATGCCGGTTTCGGTGTAGCTTCTATGTCTACCTTGTTTGGTACTAAGCAGTTCGATGGCAAGCACCATAGAGATAATCTAATACATCTGCCATCAGATCAAACTGAGAACATTAAATCTTTAATTGAACAATTAGTTACTTGGTCTCCTAGTACTAAAGGCAAGACCGACTTAGTTATGGCGCTCTGGTTCTGTGAAATCAGAGCACGCGAACTACTTAACTATGGTCAGTATGCCACCCACCATATGAAGAATCCATTCCTCTCTCGGCAAGAGATAGGCAAGCGAACTGTCATCAACTTAGATGAAGCCTTCGCTGAACAAAACCGTATGCAAGTAATTTAACAAGGGGAAATAAAATGAAAATACCAAAGCCAACAAAGCCAATAACAGCTGTTAAGAAAACATCTCGTCCAGGTTCTACTAAAAAGCCAACTGGTGCGCCAAGTGGCCCTGGTATTAAGCCACCAACTAAGCCAGGCGGCCCTGCTGCTGAAAAGAAACTTACTAAGCAATACGGTTTAAATCAAAAGAAAACTAAGTAAGGATAACTAATGGCAGCTATGAAGAAAGCTACAACAAAGAAGTCATCAGATGGTTCAAACACAAAACCATTTAACATTAGGTTAATGACTATGAACGCACTTGTTGGTAAAGAAGAACCTAAGAAGGCGCCTAAAAAGGCAACACCTGCAAAGCCTAAATCTAAGTCAACTGGATCTGCTGTTAAAGAATACCAGCGCCAAGTATCACCTAAAGGCGTTAAGAAAACCGAAGAAGGCGCTAAGAAGGGCCTTGATAAGAAGTATCCAGGTTTATACAAGAAGTCTAAGTAAGGAACCCCATTGCTATCAGTCAAAGAAGTTGACGCGAAGTTATCGCGCCTACGCACACGGTCAGCATCACGCGACCAACGTATGCGCGATGTGCTCTCGGTGCGTCAAGGAGATATCTCCAAGGTATTTCCTTCAATGTTTTCAGAGGACTATCCAAAGCCTCTGGTTGCAAACTTCATTGACGTAGCAGCGCGTGACTTAGCAGAAGCGATGGCACCCCTGCCATCCTTTAACTGCTCAGCAACTAATATGGTCTCGGATGCTGCTCGCAAAGCGGCAGATACTAGAACTCGTATTGCTAACTTCTATGTTTCAAACTCTGATCTACAGCTACAGATGTATACCGCAGCAGACTGGTATAACACCTATGGTATGTGTATCGGTATGGTCGAGATGGATTACGATGATAACAACCCACGTATCCGTATGCTCAATCCATTTGGAACTTATCCAGAGTTAGATCGCTATGGTCGCACCTTATCTTTGACTCAGGTTATTATCAGCGATGCTGAAACGCTAGCTGCCCAGTATCCAGAGTTCTACGAACAAATCCTTGGTAGAAACAACTACCAACTAGGTTCTCCTTATGTGTCAATGGTTAAATACCACGACAAAGATCAAGACTTGCTTTACTTACCAGAACGAAAGAACCTAGTACTATCACGTACTCCTAACATTCTTGGTAAGTCTATGGCACGTACCGTGATGCGCTCATCTTTAGATGGCGAAGCACGCGGTCAGTTTGATGATGTGCTCTCTGTTCAACTTGCTCGAGCTCGCTTTGCAATCCTTCAGATCCAAGCAGCAGAGAAATCTATCCAAGCACCTATTGCTATTCCACAAGATGTTCAGGAACTTGCCCTCGGCCCTGATGCCATTATGCGTTCTGCTAATCCGCAAGGCATTCGTCGTGTTCCATTAGAACTTCCCGCTGGAGTATTTACTGAATCCAGTGTATTAGAACGTGAACTTCGTATGGGTGCTCGATACCCAGAATCTCGTTCAGGCAATATGGACGCATCTGTTATTACAGGTCGCGGAGTTCAAGCGTTACAAGCTGGCTTTGATACACAGATCAAGGCAGCACAAGCACAGTTTGCTAGATTGTTTACCGAACTTGCCTCACTTTGCTTTGAAGCAGATGAGCAAATCTTTGGTGGAATCCCTAAGACTATTAAGGGAACCGATGACGGTACACCTTATGTACTTAAATATATTCCATCTCGTGATATTAAAGGCGAGTACGGCGTAGATGTACGCTACGGAATTATGTCTGGTATGGATCCTAACCGTGCCATCATTGCTTTACTACAAATGCGTTCAGACAAACTTGTATCTCGTGACTATGTACGTCGTGAAATCCCTATGGATCTAAATGTTACTCAGGAGGAACAACGTGTTGATATTGAAGAAATGCGCGATTCTTTGCGTGTTGCTGTTGCACAGTATGCTCAGGCGATTCCGGCTCTCGCGGCGCAAGGCCAAGACCCTTCCGAGATTATCAGCCGTATCGCAACTGTTATCCAAGGTCGGCAAAAGGGCCAAGCACTAGAGAACATTATTGAAAAAGCATTTATGCCAGCACCAGCACCAGAACCAATGATGCCACCAGAGATGGCGGGTATGCCTGGCGCAGAACAGATTCCAGCAGCAGGTGCGGCCTCCGCCCCTGCCTCGCAGCAACCTCCAAATCCACAAGGCGGTATGGCCCCTGCTGCTGGTCAAAAACCCGATATAGCCCAACTACTAGCTGGTATTACCGGCGCAGCATAAATGGAGGAGGTGTAATATGAATAAAGGATCACGCGCAGCAGCACCTATGGCTAAGCCAAAGGAAGGCAAGATGGACCACTCAAAGCCAGCAGGCGGCAAAGTAATGCCATCAATGATGCCAGCAGGACGTAAAGGCAACGCAGTCAAAAAAGGATAAATTTTTTATAGGAGGTGTACTGGGTGATGAACGATAAGATTCCTCGCCCAGTGCGCCTTTCTGATTTTCTAGTAATACTTACAGGTTTTATTCACAACATAGCGCAAACATTTGAAGCTATGACAGGTGAACTAATGGAACTATCCATTTATCATTCTAACCAAAAGACGGAAACTATTCGTGCTTGGGAAGATATGTCCGCAGATTTAGAAAAGTTAGGAGAAGAAACAGATGGCTGAACCAATGAATCCATTGGCCGGAGTTTCAGGTCCTGGCAAATACGCTGTTCGCACGGATAATCTACAGATGGGTTCTACCTCATACGGCGAAGGCGTAGAGACTGCCGCAATTAAGTCAGGTTCGCCTCTTTCAAGAACTCCAGATCAACGCCCAATGCCAGCAAACGAAGTTCGTGCCGCTGCAACACAGGGTTCTGTAACAGGTTTATATGATCCAACCCAAAGACCAGATTCACCAGTTACTACTGGTATTGATATGGGTGCAGGAGCAGGATCTAACGCCCTTATGATGTCTAAGCCAGCAGATGACTCAGAATTTAGAATAAAGATTGAAGCATCAAAGTCAGTGCTTGCTTACATAGCAGACTTGCCTAACACATCACCAGAAACTCGCGCTGCGATCAAAGACTTATGGAATATGCAGTGAGTTTATGGAATCGAATTGGTGATATAGCTTCGACTATTGCTAAAAATACAGTCAAATTTGGCGGCGAAGTCTTTGGTGGCGCTAGTAGTGTTGCTCGTGTTGGCTGGGATATTGGAACAGCGCCTTGGAATAATGCTGCTGAATTTAACGGTTTTTCTAATACCTTAAAAAATGCTTGGGCACCAGAGAAAAAAGATATAATTAAACCATTGGCATCAGCCGGTGGAGCAATTATGAAAGTTCCTGGCGTTCAGCCTACTCTTGAGCGTATTAATTATGTTAACCAGCAATATATTCGTGAACCATTAACTACTTTTAACCTTGTACAAGGAGATATTGCTAGCGGTCGAGTACCAATAACGGATATATTTAATCCTAATGAATGGCGTAAAGCCTACACAGGCGCTCAAGATATTTCATATGGTCAATCATTTGTAGGTTTATACCGTACATATTACGATCCAAAATTTAATATCTATGACCCACGCGAACGCGAACAAGCATTTAATAAAAGTGCTTGGGGTAAAGGTTTATCTGGTGGTATAGATACTCTTGCTCAAATTTTTGGTGACGTAACCATTGTTGGTGCTAAGGCTGGATCAGCCCTTAAAGCAAGTAGCTTAGCAACTGGTAAATTAAAAAATTCAGACATAGTTGCTAAAGCAGCAGAAGATTTAACTAAAGCACAGTACGGCGAAACTAATCGCTTTACTAAAGTTATTGATGACTTTACTGCTAATGATTCTATTTATGCAATTAATCACCCAATGATTAAAGCATCAGATCAGCCAGGACTACTTGCTCATTTGCTTGGCGAGTCTACTGACAAAGATACTACTGCTCTTATACTTCGTACAGCAACCGGTGATCCAGCAGCTATGGATGAACTTGCTTTTGCGCGTGCTGATATGAAAGATGCTCTTGCTAAGGCTCGTGCGGATCTGTCAGCAGTAGATGAATACAAACTATTTTCTGCACCAGATGGAACTGGAATGATTCCATTCCTAAACGATAATCCTGGTGTTATTGCTGAAGCTGAGGCTAATTACGCAGCACTTGCTAAAGCAGATACTGAATTTGCAAAGATGATGGGTCTTGGCATCGGCGGCGGTACGCTTGCTCGCACAACTGGTGTATTAACTCAGGGTGTTGAAGACTTTATTGCCAAAGCCCGTTCTGCTCGATTTTACGATAAGCCTGTTGGAACTCCTGATATTGAAATATTTCAGCCAACTCCATTTCATCGTTTGTACCAAAAGATTTCTTGGTCACAAAACGAACGTCCTGCTGGCATAGTTGATTTTAATGATCCAGATTCATACAAGGAAGTTGTGGCAACTCTTGAGCGCTTACGCACAAGTACTGCTATACCAGGCGTTCCTGCTACGATGAAAAGAATTAACGCTTTATCGGATGAGCAAGCTAACTCTTTGCTTGATTCTTATATGGGAGCAACCACTCCAGAGGCTCGCAGCCTAGCTATGTTAAATATTGAAGCTGCTGGTGTTCGTGCTGTTGCTGCTAAATATGAAGGCATTGATCCTGAAACAGCAGATCAAATTTACAATACTTATGCGGGTGCTCGAACCTCTGCCCTAAAGTCTATTAAAGACAGAGGCTTTATGGTTGATCTTGATGATGAAATTCTTAGGGTTCCGCAGTTTGAATCACAGACTGCTAACCAGCTTCCAATAATGGACTTTGATTTACTAGATCGTTTGCTCAAACAAAATTCTTCAGCAATCAGTGCGCTTAAAGGTGCGTTAACAGACAAGCCGTTAAGCGTTATTGATCTAGTACAGGACTTGTTCAAGGCTGGAGCGCTACTGCGCCTTGGTTACACGATCCGTAACGGCGTTGATTCACAGTTACGTATCTTAGCATCTGTTGGTGCTATGACTTCTTTACGTCATCTAGGTCCTGGCCTTAAAAATATTGTTAATAACACAGTACGTGTGCCTGCTCGATTGATTGATACCTACTTACCAGTACATAGCGGTATGTCTATCAAAAATGTACAGCAATCTACTACTGGTGTTATTAGGGAACTCAAAGAACTTAAAACTAAAATTGCTGAAGCTGAAGCAAAGTTATCTTTGCGCCCTGACAATCTTGATTTAGCCGGTGAAGTAAACACTCTTAGACTTCTG